CGTGTCCCATGCCGGAATCAGGTGCTCTGAGCTCAGGCTCTGCGAGGCGAAGACGGTGGGCGCTGAGGTGTAAGAGGTGTAGGGGTTCGCTAGGTACTTGATGGTGGCCTCGGCTGCGGCTTCTGCTCCGAAGGTTAGGGCGAGCGAGTCAGCCTGCGATGCGGTGGTGGTGAAGTAGTTCGCACCGTCGAAGTCGAGGATGGAGTAGGTGGGGGGCTGCGAGCCGGTTGAGGCTGAGTTGAGCACCTTGATGGTGTGGGTGTAGGCGGTCGAGCCCGTCACCGTGTCAGCGCCACCGAGGATGGACTGAGCGAGCACGGGGAAGGTGTCGGCGAAGAGGTAGGACTTGAACTCGAACTCATCGTGACGGACACCCTGCACCTGGTCGTAGACCGTCGTGGGCGAGCCTCGGAAGGCTTCATCACGGAGGAACATCTGCTGAGGAGTGATCTGCGGAGTCGAGACCGGAATCCACGAAGGCGTGCCAGTCGTAGGCAGGGTGCCTGACGTGACTTCCTTGATGATTCCGAGATAACTATTGGCTGAAAGAAAGGGCATCGCTAGTCCTTAGTTTGTAGGGGTAGAGGTTGGGTCGGCTTCGGGTGTTGCTGGCGCTACAGGGGCTTCTGGGGCGCTCTGCGTCGCTTCTGCGGCAGTCCAGCGTCCGTCGCTGGGGTCTGCGTCGAGGTCGTAGGTCTGACCTGGCTCGGCGACGAGCACCGCACCATTGACCACGATGTTCGGATAGGTGCGCTCTTCGCTGTCAGTGAACGTGAATTGCATGATGCTCCTTAGGAGATGTAAGAGTTGGAGTTGGTGATTTCGATGACCGTCACTCGCACAGTTGAAACTACCTGAGTGACGCTCGCTGAGCCGTTGATTTGCCGAGGGTAGTACGAGACGACATCGATGTCCTCGGCCTCGGGCGTGGTGCCTTCGCCCCACTGGAAGATGGGCCCCGAGCCTCCGCAGTTCTTCGATGCTCGGATGGCGTTGGTGAATGAGTCGAGGAAGGCTTCGGAGTCTGCGCCAGCGTCCTCGGTTTTGCGCTTCGAGCTGCGGAAGATGCAGGTGAAGACGACGGTGTAAGCGATCTTTTTGCCCCCACCCGTTGCGCCGGTCAGTTCGATGCGCTTCTCTCGTTGCGCTTCGATGTAGGGGTAGACGATGCAGCCGGTGGCGTGCCCTGGGTCTTCGTTGTCGTAGAACTCGCCCTCGGGGGTGAACTTCGCAGGGAAGGTCTTGACGCTGGCGAGGTAGGTGATGCCGGCGTTGTTCAGGTAGTTCACGAATTGCGTGCGTACCGTCTCACGGCTCACTGACGGCCTCCGATGACCTTGAAGGGCTCGAGGAGGTCGTAGCCCTGCATCTCATCTTCCATGCTCGTCTGCGTGCGTGCAGAGACGGCCTGAGGCTCGCCAATCTCGTTGATGACCAGCCCACCCTGTCCTCGCTCTTTGACCATCGCCACGACGAAGTGGATGACGGCCTGCTTGACGGCGGCAGGCATGGTGGAGGCGTTCACGCCGATTCCGTGAGCGTAGAGGAGACCAGAGGCGAGGGTTATAACGTTCCCCGTCACAGAGGAGACCTTGCACGTCTCGTCCTGCATCCCGTCCCAGATGGTGAAAATCATGCCAGCGAAGAAGCCGGTCGTGTCGGTCATGGTGATTGACGTGGCCCCGACTGCTGCCGAGGCGGTGAGGAATGAGTTGCCCCAGCCGTTGATGTAGGAATACTGGCACCACATGTTCGTCTGGTAGCCCCAGCGTCCTCCAGCGATGCCGAGGTTGCCGAAGTAGAGCCCGAGCGTCGAGGGTGCGGTGAGGATGAACTGGTCACGATCGATGGCGACGTTGCTCGAGGAGATGGTGATTTCTTGCAGGCCAGAGCCAGGGCCCCAGCCGACCTGCACGTCAGTCACGGCGAGGATGGGCGAGAATGACGGAGTGAAGGTGATGTTGCCGTCACGAGAGGGGCGGTACCAGCCGTTCTCCGTGTTCACGGTGGCGTTGAGCGTACCCATCTTGCCGTAGCAGAAGATGTCAGCCTTGCTTGACGCTCGCTTGATGAGCTCAGAGAGCGCACGGTCCTGAGCGACGATGCTGGCGTTCTCGATGAGGTTCGTGAAGTCGATGGCGGCGGCGGTAGGGGAGAACTTGACCTCGTTGAGCGAGACGTAGGGCTCGATGATGCCTTCGGTCTGATAGAACGGGGCGATGACGGTCATTGTTCTTCTTCCAGGTTGGTCCCGTCGCACTTGCCGCAGTGGTCACGGTAGAGAGAATTGAATCCGCAGTCGAGGCACTTGAAGCCCCGAGCGTTGCGGAAGTTGGTGCCAGCGACAGCGAAGTCACCGGACTTGATGAGAGCCCTAGCGGTCTGGCCCTCGATGTGGAAGGTGCCGTCTTTCTGACGGGGAATGACCTTGCCATCGTTCACTTGTAGTTCTTTGAGGCCTGCGTCTGAGCCTACGAGTTTCATTACTGCTCCCTTCGAGACTGGGAGGGGAGCAGGGCTGGTGGAAGGGGATACACCAGCCCTGCTCGACCCTCGGTGCTAGGCAGTGGTGCCTAGCGGATTTGACTAGGCGGTGAGGCCCGTCACGATGCCCGACCAGGCTGGCGCACGGAAGGCGAGCGAGCCGTAGGTGTACGAGCTGATGTCGTACGAGAAGCCAATCTGAGGCCACTCGATGATCATGCTGTCCACGACGTTGTGCGCTTCGACGGTCTGGCTCACGCCGGAGTCGGGGAAGGGCAACTGCTTCTGGTGGACGATTGCGACACCGGCAGGCATGAAGCGGTGCGTGACGAGTTCGACCATCGTTCCGGTCGCTTCGTTCTGCAGAGCGTTCACAAGCGAGCCGAGCACCACGCCGTTGTCGCCGGTCTGGTAGTTCAGACGGTAGGCGGCGTTGGACGAGTTGGTCTGAATCGCAGCAGCCAGGGCACGGCGGATTGCAGCCGTAGTGATGACAACTTCAGGGTCAGCCATCGTGCTGTTGAACAGCGAGATGAATGCGTCCTGGAGGAAGCCACCGGCCTCGTTCTGAGCCGACACTGAGCCGTTGAACTGCTTCTGGTAGCCACCCGACTGAGCGAACGTGCTGATGAAGCCGTCGTAGCCAGTCGCCGAGTTCGATCCTGCGGCGCTCGAGTTGTAAGACCCGTCCGTCGAAGGGTAGGTGCCGGTGATGGAGGAGTAGCCGAGGCCAGCAACAGCAGACGACAACAGAGGCGTGGTGGTTTTGTAGGTGGTGCCGGAGACGACGACGTAGATGTTCACTGCGACTGCGCTGTAGGGCACGGTGCCGGAGATGGCAACCTTGACACCCTGACCAGCCGTAGCGTTGGTCACCGTACCAGCAGACACGCCAGCAGTCTCACCGTAAGCCGACGAGAGCGTGACGTAGACAGCCGACGACGAGGTGGCAGGGAGACCCGTACCAGTGGTGTCGTTCGAGGCGGTGAAGGTCAAGCCCGAGGTGCTCAAGGCAGTCGAGACAGCGTTCAGCATGTTGCGCTCTTCGCCCAAGAAATGCGCCCAAATTAAGGCAGTGTGGGACAGTTGGCGCAGGTCGGAAAATCCGGCACCGGCGAACTCGGCCTGGAGGCTCACGGAGTCCGAGACACCCTGCTCGACGAACGACTTGACAATCTTGTCAGCAGCGTAGGTGATCTTCGTAGGACGGTTCAGCGACACGCCACCGAATGACGTGGAAGCCGAGGTCGAGTTGAAGAACGTCGAGAGGTTAGCGACACCACCGACACCGGCGTTCGAGACACCAGTGATGCGACGGAACTCGAGAGCCTGTCCCTGAGCCTTGATGCGTGCGGTGGAATTGCGGAGATACAATTCCTTCGGAATCAGCAATGAGAGGACCGGGTCGAGGTTGTAGGGCACGAGACCCGAGACACCCGAGATGGTCGAGTTCAGTGGGCTGGTGAGGGTGAGGTCCTTCTGCAGGTCGGCGAGGCCGGCGAGCGAGGACTCGACAGCAGCGAGCTGGTCGCCCGAGACTGCCTTAGTGATTTCCGTCTTCAGTTCCTCAATCTTCGAGGCGGCAGAGACGGACTTGGTGATGCCGACAGTCGGGGTGAACGACAACTCGCCTCGGCGAGCGGAGTTCAGCGTCTGGGCTTGGACGGTGCTAAGGGCTGACTTGTAAGCCTCAAAGCGCTTGACCTGCTCATCGGCTGGCAGGCCGTGAAACATCTGGTCAAGGGAAGGAGCGGCGATGGTCATCGCTGTATCTTCTTTCTGTTAGTTGGACTCAAGAGCACGGGCGCTCTCGAGGTAGGCGTTGCGGAGTGCAGGGTCATTCACTTGCGAGGCGATGTTGCGGAGACGAATGGCCTCCACCTCGTTTGCGAGGACTGCTGCTGACTTGCTGGTCTGTTCACGGGTTGCACGGAGTGCAGGCCCGCCAGGTGCAGCCATTGACTTCACTTCGTCGAGCGCAGCCTTCAGGAGAGCAATCTCCTCTTTCGCTTCGCTCAAGTCAGCCTTCGCCGTCATGACTTCTTCAAGGCCCAGCGCCTTGACGATCTCGTTGCGCAGTTCCGTCTTCACTTCGTCAGTGGCGGCGGTTGCGGTTGCGGTCTTGATGAGGTCGGCGCTTACGCCGAGTGCTACATAAGCCATTGAATCATCCTTGTCGTCGGTGTCCCATCCGGTGAATGGGGCAGGGGTTTCGTTCTCTGAGGCTTCGTCAGTCCACCAGCAGAGGAAGTATTCGAGGGTGCAGAGCAACTCACGAACGTCGCAGATTTCGTTCTCGTCGCCTGCGAGCATCTCGTCGAGCTCAGCCTTGATGCAGTTGATGAGCCCGAGGCGGATGGCGCTCAGTTCGGCTGCGTCGTGCTGCATGTCGTCAGCCTTCGCTAGGTCAGCGTCAGCGCCCTTCCAGTTGTCGGGGATAGGTCGGTGCGTCCCAGAGCCTCGGCTCGGGTCTTGATGTGCGCCTTCGCTGCGGCTGGGTCCTTTGCACGTCCGATGGACTGGATGGCGTTGCGCAGGTCCTTGATGGTCTTGATGGGGAAGCCACCACCCTCCATAGCCTGACCGCTTGCCTCCATGCTGGCACGCTCAGCGTCGGTGTAGTCCTTCTTTGCCAGTTCGGGCTCAGCGTCCTTCATGTCACGGTTGTCGAGGCCCTGAGGACGGCCCTGAACGTTCTGCTCCATGTTCTCGAGGCGGTCGTCGGGCTGGTGGCCCGTGCCTGCGCAGACTTCGCAGTCCGTCTCTTGGGTGTTGCCCATGACGTTGGACTTCTTGCCGGTGCCTGCGCATGACTGGCAGGGCTGAGGAGTGTCGTGGTTGAGAACGTCGATAGTGACACCAGGCTCTTCGGTCATTATGGCTTCGGCGTTCATCGCAGGGGACTCGGCCTTTTTGATTTCGGACACGGCGGCCCCTTTCACTAGTTCGCCCTTGATGGACTTGGCGATTTCAATTACTGCGGAGGGGTTAGCCGGACGGTCTACGAGTGAGACCTCGACGATTGTGCCGTCGATGATGCGTCCACCTGGTGCGGCGTTGTCCTTGACAACTCGAGCGCCCTTGATGCCGACCGAGAAGCCGGTGTAGACACCTTCAGAGACCATCTTGGCGGCCTGCTCGTCCACTACCTTTGCAGTGACCACGAAGCCTGAGCCGGACTGCTCCATCTCGGTAGCCTTGCCGACTGCCTTGCTCTGGTGCATCTCTCGGATGTTGCCGATTTCCATCCACGCTGGCATGGCGCTCTTGAGCCAGGCAGGGTCGCAGATTTGCTGGTCGAGGTCGAGGGTGTCGTCAGTGGCGATGCCCTTGACGTACATGAAGCCATCCTCGCCACGCTTGGCAGTCAGGCCACCGAAGTAGACGCTCTTGATGTTGTCAGTCATAGTTTCCTTTAGTCTTCTCGTGTTGAGTAGCACAAACAATTCGGGTGGGCTGGTAGGTCGGCTGATTCGTCGAATGAGTGAGGGTTCTGGTCTTCTTGCGCCAGACACTCTTCGCAGGCATCCGGCTCGGTTTCCCAGTTCCAGCCAGTAGCGCCGCCTGCTTGGTAGGCATCGACGGCGGCGATGTTGAAGGCTCGGTTGGCTTCGGTTGCGGCGATCACGTCAGCCCGAGTGACGGCGTTGGCGAGTTGCCCCGAGGGGAGCCCCTGCACTACGCCCTTCAGACGAGCTGCGATGTCCGTCGCTGACTGCCCCGAGGACACGCCCTGAATGACTTCCTCTCGGATGCGGTTCAGGGTTGTCTGGTTGATGTCTTTGACGAGGTTGCCGACGTTGGCGTAGAGCCGAGCCGTTCCTTGCCCTGCCACGAATGAGCCAGCGTATTCCCCACCCTGACGAACTGCGGTCTCGTAGAGGGCTTGCAGGGCCGTCTGAAGCGGTTCTGGGTTCGTGCGCAGGTTGCCGAGCGCCCCTTGTGCCACGCCTGCGATGAGGTCGGGACTGGCTGACTCGGGAACGTTGCGGAGCACCTGGTCGAGGAACTCCGAGAGACCAGTGACCGATGCCGCCAGCGCCGCCTCTAGAGCCTTTTTGTGCTTGGCGACTGCCGAGCGGATGGGCTCTAGGTTCGGGTAGGACTTCTTAGTAAGAGAACGTCCTTTTGGGGTATCGCTTATCTGCGCTTTCAAGACTTCGGCCTCTTCCGGCGTGTGGTGCTTGAACTCGAAGGCTCGGGAGCGAGGCTTAGCGGCGAACTTGGCGAAGGCTTTAGCCTCTTGCGCCTTTAGGTCAGTTTCCGGCGTGCTGCTCGGACGCTCGACTTCTTTACCCGTGTCTTGAGCGCCTTCGTCTTCTGCGCTTTGTGGGCTCGATGACGACTGCTCACTGGGGGTCTCTTTCTGTCCGATGGTCTCGCCGGAGCCCGATACGTCGAGCAGGCCCTTGAGGAACTGGATGGCGTTGCCTGCGACGATGAACGGCTCGTCGGCTTCTGGCATGTCGTAGAGCGCCTGACCGAGTTCGCCTTGAATGTCGTTGAGGGTCTTCTGCCCCGAGAACAGGCTGATTTGGTTCGCCTGCGCCTGNTCCTTNGCNGCNANNGCGTTCGCTCGGTCTTGCATGACGAAGGTGACGTTGAGGTCTGCGTCGAGGTAGCGACGGCAGAGGCTGTTGATGATGTCGGTGATGTAGTTCTCCATCGGACGGGTCGAGACCGTCTCGGAGGACTGTGCTTCGCCTTCCATCTGACCCTTGCCACCACCGAGGCCGGCACGGGCCACGACTCCGAGAGCCGAGGGAGCCACGCCGAAGATGGAGGCGATGCGCTTGATGATGAATTCGTCGTAATCGCTCTTGAAGCGTTCGTCCATCGTTGGCATGGCGATTGGGTCGAAGCCGTCAGGGAGGACCTTGATGCGGTGGCGCTCTGCCGTAGATCCGGTGAGGCGCTCGTTCAGCACTCGCTCGTAGCCCGACAACTTCTCGAGGCTGAGCTCTTGGCTGGTCGTCTTCATGAACGTCGTCGGCATTGAGCCGAACTGGTACTCAGCCCTCATCCATGCCTGACGGTCGAGGTAGAGCGTCGCCGAGGGGATTGCTTCCTCGACTGGGCTGAAGCCGTAGGGCGACCAAGTGCGACGGTTCTTGATGAACACGCTCATCTGGTCGGTCTTGAACTCGCCGTACTTGCCTGGTGAGTTGTAGAAGTCACCGTCTGAGTCGGGAGAGGCCACGAACTCGCCACGAGGGAAGCCCCAGAGCACCTGCTGGTAGGCAGGCAGTGGTGGGTGGGGAGTGTCGCCTCGGTTGTCGAGCAGAATCTTGATGGTCGGAGCGTCGATGATGTCGAAGCCGATGATGGCTCCCCCGAGGTTGTAGCGAGGGTAGATGCAGAGTTGGTCGTAGACGAACACTTGCCACAGGGCCTCGGTCAGCCACTCGCTCCATGAGCGCTCAGACTGGACGTAGGGGTTCTTGAAGAATGACTGAAGGCGGTTGATTTCCTCGCCGTACTTCTCTCGCCCGATGCGTGAGGCCTTAGCGTGCGAGCAGTTCTCCTCCTGCATGATGGTTGCGATGCAGTTCTCGGAGAGGTCGAATGACCAGTCCTGCTTCACGAGGTCGCCCACTCGAATCTCGATGGCTCGGTGGATTACGTCACACTGCTCAGCGAGGGACTTGAGGACACCGTAGGGGACCTCTTGCTGGGTCAGGTTGAGATTCGTCGCTACCTGAAATTCATAGCGTCTGGGGAGCGCACGGCCTGAGTCGTCGAGCACTACGTCGATTGGCGCAGGGAGCAGAGGTGCAGCAGGTCCGAGCATCGCACCGAAGCCACCCTGAGGACCGACACCAGGGCGATCCATAGGAATCGCCTGACCGATGCCTGTGACGATGCCCTGCCCCCCGATGGTGGAGTAGGGCTCAGCAGGCGTGGCTCGGTTGTAGTTGGTGGTTCCGAGAGGCGAGCCCGAGAGCCCAGCCTTTACAGCCTCGGCGACGGTCTCAGCCAGTTTCAGGTCTCGTGCCTTCCGGCTGAATCGGTCTCGAAGTGCCATCTCGTCCTTATCGTGGGTAGACCTGTACGAGGTCGTAGTCGTTATTGTGCGCCCCACAGGAGGGGCAGGAACTAGCGTCTCTCGCCACTGGCATCCCACACATGGAGCAGGGAGGAGCCAGTTCGAGGAAGAATCTGTCGGCTGACGTGCCACCAGCCAGCCCGAGTTCGGTGAGGCCGTGCACGAGAGCGTCGAGGCGGTCAGGTGAGAGGCCGGAATCGGGAAGCCATGTGGTCATCTGGTCTTCGAGCTCGTCGAAGGCTCCGACGTGGCTGATGCGCCCCTGCTCGTAGAGTGCGGCGACTGGCTCGGCTCGGAGGCGCTTGCCCTGCTTTGCCGTGATGCCCTTGAACGGTGCAGTCGGGAGCACGGAGCGAATGGTCATCTCCACCATGTCGCCGCCCTGGTTCTTTTCAGCGACGATGCGGTCAGCGTTGAAGTCGTGAAAGGCTTGGACTGCCCTGTGAGCCCACCCAGAGGGCGTGTCACGGCACGAACGGTCGCTAAGGACGTATCCCCTACCGTCTGCGCCTTTGCCGACGACGAGGATGCCGGTTTCGTCTGAGTGCTCGCCGGAGGTCACGGCTGGGTCGATGGCGACCACGACTCGTACCAGTTCCGGTACCACTTGGAGCCGGTGGTCTTCAATCATGCCGAGCGTCCAGAGTGCGCCAGGTGTGTCCGTGAGCACTTCGCCGTAGAGCTCTTGGCGACCGAGACGTGTGCCGTCATAGCGTGAGCGCAGTTCAGCGAGGGCGGCTGGTGAGAGGTTGTCGGCGTTGTCGAACGTTGATCCACGAGTGACGACGACTGAGCCGTCCGTGCGTCCCATGAACTCTCGGATGAGTTTGGTCGGGCGAGGGGTCGTGGTGATGATGGTCTGAGGGTTGCCGATACGAAGCGCCGGAGCGAGGCCTGCGGTCCATGTCTCCTCGTAGCTCCATGCGGCGAACTCGTCGAGCCATGCGTAGGACAAATTTAATCCTCTGGCCCGATTGGGAACGTCTGCCGAGACCATGTGAATCTTCGAGCCGTTGGTCAGGGTGATTTGCCCGTTGCTTCGGTTGTATTGCTCAAGGGTTCCGGCTGGGAGGCTCTTGATGAGACCGGAGGGGCCCTCGACACAGGTGCGTCGAACGTCGGTGAAGGTCGGGGCGACGACTGCACACTCAATACCTGGCTCGCTCAGGGCTTTCTCCAGTAGCCAGCCTGCGCCGGTGAAGGTCTTACCCCAGCCTCGGCCTGAGAGAATGAGCCAGATGCGCCAGTTGCCCTCGGGAGGGAGTTGCTGAGGTCTCGCTGAGCTGCGGTATCGGGTGTGAACGGCCTCGGCTTTGGCTTGCTCGGCTTTGACTGCCCGAGCCTTGAGTTCTAGAGCCTCAAGCCGTTTCAGTTCCGCTAGTCGTTGCTGGAGAATCGTTGTCATCTATCTCTCCGAGCGTAGCCTCTAGACGCTGAATCTCGGCTTGGATGTAGTCGAGGGTGATGACTTCGGT